TGCAAATATGGGATTGTTTATCGTATGATGTAACTGTAATTCAAAAATCATTTTTGGCAAATTTAAGCGGTAAATTTTACGCAAAAAATAAGCAATGGTATCAAGGCAACTATTTGTTTACAGTTGACAACTGTGCATCAGATGAATATCTAGATGTAGGCGACAGTGAAAATCCAGAAGATCATAAATCATATAACTTTCTAGAACTTGATAACGGACAGTATGCCGCACAGCCTAATAATCGTTGCATATTCTTAGATGCTGCAAGCAATTCAAAAGAGTTAAAGTTTCCAGACTTTAAAGTTTGCACAAAGAAATATATTGTAGAACAAAATCCTAAGTGGGCATTAGGCGATACAGATACGGTTATGTATGAGTAAAATAGTTTTACTTAAAGATTTTTTTAAATTAAAAGAACAAAAAGAAAAAGAAATTTTATTTTACAAAGAAAGATTAATTCAATTGCAAGATAAACTATATTGGTTAGAAAGAGATTTAGAATTGACTATAAATATTATTAAAATGATTGAAGAAGATAAATTTAGACAAATAGACAAAACTACTTAAATGACAATGTACAAATGAATATTATCGTAGAAATAATTTCTATTTTTATTGGCATTTTGCTTTGGGTGCTTATTTTTCAAAATAAAGAAAAAGATGCAAAGCAATTTAAAGTAATAAATCTTATTGACATTTATATTGAACAAATTGATGAAATTTATTATGCATGGCATAACAAAAATTTTATTTTTCAAACAAAAGATACTAAAGAATTAATAACTTACATTCGAACCAAATTTCCAAACAACATCATCAAAATAACATCAGATAAGGAACTAGCATGGTTACAGGAAGTAAAAAAGGAACTGAATTTAAATTAACAGATGAACGTAATGCATTTAAACCATTTAGTTATCCGTGGGCATATGAAGCATGGCTCAAGCATGAACAGTCGCATTGGTTACACACAGAAGTACCAATGCTTGAAGATGTAAAAGATTGGCGAAATAAATTAAATGAGAATGAAAGAAAATTTCTTACACATATTTTTCGATTTTTTACACAAGGAGATATTGATGTTGCTGGTGGTTATGTTCGTAATTATTTGCCTTATTTTCCACAACCCGAAGTCCGCATGATGCTCTGTGGCTTTGCTGCAAGAGAGGCATTGCACATTGCAGCATATTCGCATTTAATTGAAACATTAGGTTTGCCAGAAGCAACTTACAATCAATTTTTAGAATATCAAGAAATGCGCGAAAAGCATGATTATCTATTAGACATTTCATCGCAAAATTCTTCAAAACAAAATACCGCAAAACACATTGCTGCATTCTCAGCATTTACTGAAGGTATGCAATTATTCTCTTCATTTATTATGCTATTGAATTTTCCTCGCCATGGTAAAATGAAAGGTATGGGTCAAATTGTTACTTGGTCAATCGTAGACGAAACACAACATGCTGAAGCGATGATTAAACTTTTCAGAACATATATAGAAGAGAACAAAGAGATTTGGAATGACGACCTTAAATCTCAAATTTATACCCTGGCGACTAAGATGGTTGATTTGGAAGATAAGTTTATTGATCTGGCATTTGGCATGGTACGTGTGGTTAATTTGGACGCTGGTGACGTTAAACAGTATATCCGCTATATTACTGATCGCCGTCTTATCAGTTTGGGCCTTAAAGGAATCATGAAGGTAAAGAAAAATCCTTTGCCTTGGGTAGAAGAAATGATCAACGCACCTACTCATACTAATTTTTTTGAAAATCGTGCAACAGATTATGCCAAAGGAGCATTATCTGGCAAGTGGGAAGATGTTTGGGGAAAGGCAGCTTAATGCAAAAAAAGTACAAAACTATTTTTATTAGTGATGTACATCTTGGCACGAAAGACTGTAAAGCAGAACTTCTCAATAATTTTTTAAAATACAATGATTGTGAAACACTTTATTTAATCGGGGATATAATTGATGGTTGGAAAATACAACAAAATAGGTGGAAATGGAAACAAAGTCACACAAATGTTGTAAGAAAAATTCTTGGCTATGCAAAAAGAGGAACTCGCGTTATTTACATTACTGGAAATCACGATGAATTTTTACGTTCAATGATACCTTATGAACTTACGTTTGGAAATGTGGAATTATGCAATCAACATGAACATATTGGAATTGATGGTAAACATTACTTAGTTACTCACGGAGATTTGTTTGATGGTATTACAAGACTTGCTCCATGGATTTCTTTTTTAGGCGATCGTGCATATGATTTTATTCTTTCAATAAATACATCATTTAATCGTTTACGACATCGATTTGGTCTTGGTTATTGGAGTTTATCAAAGTATCTAAAAACTAAAGTAAAGCGTGCCGTAAATTTTATTTTTCATTTTGAAAAAAATCTTGCTGCATATTGTAAAAGAAAAGGTTTTGATGGAATTATTTGTGGACATATTCATACTGCTGAAATTAAAATGATTGATGATATAATATACATGAATGATGGTGATTGGGTAGAGTCATGCACTGCTCTTGTTGAACATTATGACGGTAAATGGGAAATTATAACTTGGAATCAAATGTTTGAGACTATTTCATGAAAGATAAAATTACAATTATCATACCGTGTAAAAACGAAGAAAATTACATTGTTCATTTGTTAGAACATTTAAAATTGCAAGAAGTTGGTGATACAAGAATTATTATTGCTGACTGCTCTACGGATAATACAAGAGAAGTCATTCAAAATCATAAAGGTGATTTAAAAGTTGAGATAATTGAAGGTGGAACAGTTTCAATTGCCAAAAATAATGGTGCTAAACTTGCAACAACACCTTACATTTTATTTATTGACAGTGACGTAAGATTTTTTTCTTCCAATGTAATCAAAGATTGCATAAACGAAATTGAAATTAAAAATTTGGATTTAATTGGTATGAATATAAAATGTTATGATCATGATATTCGAGCAAACATAGGATTTACTCTTTTTAACATTATGAATAATTTAATGAAATACAAAGCACCGTTTGCAATTGGTGCTTTTTTCTTAACAAGACGTTCAAAATTTGAAGAATTTGGCGGATTTCCTATTGAATATGAAACAAGTGAAGATTTTTTTCTTTCAAAAATGTATGATAAGAAAAAATTTAAATTAATGAAACATCACTTTGGACAAGACAGTAGAAGATTTAAAAGAATGGGATATTTTGGTATGGCTTGGTATTTAATTAAAAATTTTATAAATCAAAACAATGAAAAACATTGGCAAGCAACAAATCACTTAAAATATTGGAAATAAAAAGGAGATTAAATGACACTATTCGAAATATTTTGTGAATCATGCAATACTGATGCATACATTGAAACAGAGAGATATCCAAAATTTTGCCCTGTTTGCGGATCAGAAATTGATGAAACAAATATTGCAGAAGAAGAATGGCAAAATGATGTCGATAATGAATGGAATAAAATTTCCGAGGAATTTTTACACGATTCAGATGAATAAAAATGATTTATGTGGGGATTGATTATTCAATGACTTCTCCTGCGATTTGTTTATATAATGATAAAATTGGAGAGTTTATATTCAATAATTGTGTACTTCACTACATGACACAATTAAAAAAGTATGATGTTTCATTTAAGAATGTAAGCGGACATTACTTTGAATATAAAAATGAAATGGAAAGATATGATATAATTTCTAGTTTTTTTATTGATAGAATTTTAGAATTACATGAAGAAACAAAAATTTTCATTGAAGATTATTCAATGGGATCAAAAGGTCGTGTATTTAACATTGCAGAAAATACAGGTGTATTAAAATATAAATTTTGGAATTTTCAGATTACGTTTAAAACAGTATCGCCGGCAATAATTAAAAAATTTGCTACAGGTAAAGGAAATTCAAACAAAGAAAAAATGCAATTGGTTTTTGAACAAGAAAGTTCTATTCGATTGAAAGAAGAATTGAAAATGACAGAAAAACAATGGAATCCTTCATCCGATTTAATTGATGCTTATTACATTTGCAAATATGGATATCAAAATGAAAAAAATGAATGAAGAAAAAAATCTTTTTGTTAATTTGTTTGACAATAAAATCATAGATGCAAAACCAATTGGCAATTTAATTACAATTTATATTTCAGGTTCAATTGAAACTCCGGAAAAATACATTGGATGTAT